GTAAGGTTGTTAAAGACTCTAAGCAAGCTATTGCTATTGCTTTGTCTGAAGCTAGCCGAGCCAAGAAGAAGTAATGGCAGATTCTAAGTCTAAAACGTATAACGTAGCATGCATTGTGAGAGATCAAGTGTATACGCTGTATACGTGTCCCCAAAATTGTAGAGCATATGTGAATTTGTTGTACATAGCCAATGCCACAACAACAACTCCTGCTATTAGCATTGAATGGATAAGAGCTGATGGTTCTCATATGCACATCATTGGGGATAAGAATTTGACTGCTGGAGAAACTATTCAATGGTCAGGTGGCTATATTGTGTTAGAAGCTGGGGATGCTATGAAGGCTACAGCAACTACTCATGCTAGTCCACACGTTGATGTCTTATGTACTGTAGAAGAATTTTTCCTGTCTAACAGATCAAAATAATTAGAAAGAGATATATGGCTAAAGAACTAACAGAACAACATAAGAGGTTTCTTGAGGCACTCTTCAATGAAGCTAAAGGAAATATTTCCAAGGCTAAAGTGATGGCTGGTTTTTCTGAGAATTACAAAACTTCTCAGCTTACCAATTACCTCAAAGAAGAAATCATTGAAGCCACACAGCTCTATATTGCCATGCATGCTCCCACTGCAGCCATTGCTATGGTTGGTGGTATAATTGATCCCACTGAGCTGGGCATCAAAGAAAAGATGAATGCTGCTAAAGATTTGTTGGACAGGGCTGGTCTTGTGAAGACTGACAAGGTTCAAGTTGAAAGCACAAATGGTGTGATGATTTTGCCAGCGAAGGATCGATCAGAGGATTAAGATATGACCAGAGAACTTGGCGCATGGATATTGCCACAAGCTCCTAAGACGGACACCTATGTACCCATTCCAAAGCTTGGACGTACTGTACCGTTTGGTTATAAGCAGGACGAAGAAGATGAAACTATGCTTCTTCCAATCCCTCTTGAACTTGAAGCTCTTGAGAAAGCTAAGAAGCACATAAAGCAATATAGCTTACGAGATGTCGCTGCTTGGCTTTCTAAAGTTACGGGGCGATCCATAACACATGTTGGTCTAAGTAAACGAATCAAAGATGAGCAATCCTTTAAAAGACGGTCTTCAACATATCGCAAGCTTGCCGAGCGGTACAAAGAAGCCCTTGAGAAAGCGGAAGCCTACGAAAAAAGAGTCGGCTCCGACACCTGCGATAGTTATTTCGACACCGACCAATACCGATCCATTAGAGACACCTTCCCTCCCGCTGTTACCTGAGGAGCCTACAGTTGTTGAATCTCAAAACATCATCTTCAAACCCAACCCCGGTCCCCAAACGTTCTTCTTGGCGGCTGGCGAAAGAGAAGTGTTATACGGTGGTGCAGCAGGTGGCGGTAAGAGCTACGCTATGCTGGCTGATCCTTTACGTTTTATGGGTCATCCCCAGTTTTCAGGACTCCTCCTTCGACATACAACGGAAGAACTACGAGAACTAATTTGGAAAAGCCAAGAGATGTATCCGAAGATTTATCCGGGCATCAAATGGTCTGAAAGAAAAATGCAATGGATAGCACCTAGCGGTGCTCGTCTATGGATGTCATACCTTGATAGAGATGAAGACGTGCTTCGCTATCAAGGTTTAGCTTTTAGCTGGATTGGTTTTGATGAGTTGACACAGTGGCACACCCCGTTCGCATACAACTATATGCGTTCACGTCTGCGTACTGCTGCCTCAGATCTTCCAATTTACATGCGTTCTACCACCAACCCCGGTGGACCCGGTCATGCTTGGGTGAAGAAGATGTTTATTGACCCAGCTCCAGCTGGTAAAAGCTTCTATGCCACTGATATTGAGACAGGAAAACCTTTGACATACCCGAAAGGGCATAGTAAAGAAGGTGAATTCTTGTTTAAACGCAAGTTTATTCCTGCGATGTTGACCGACAACCCCTATTTGGCTGAGTCTGGTGACTATGAAACTATGTTGTTGTCTCTTCCAGAGCACCAACGTAAGCAATTGCTTGAAGGAAACTGGGATGTTGCCGAAGGTGCAGCGTTTCCTGAGTTCAATAGGGCTGTTCATGTGGTGGAACCGTTCGATATCCCCAACTCATGGGCCAAGTTTAGAGCTTGTGACTACGGATATGGTAGCTTTTCAGCTGTTATATGGTTTGCTGTCACCCCAAGTGACCAACTCATCATCTATCGTGAGCTGTATGTGTCTAAAGTGCTGGCAAAAGATCTAGCACAGATGGTATTGAAGGCTGAAGCTAACGATGGTGTCATCCGTTATGGTGTACTGGATAGCTCTTGTTGGGCAAAACGGGGTGATACTGGACCATCTATTGCCGAAACGATGATTATGGAAGGTTGTAGGTGGCGACCTGCTGATAGAAGTGCTGGAAGTAGGGTGGCTGGTAAGCAGCAGTTGCATAGACGGCTGCAAATAGACCCATTTACAGAGATGCCTAAGCTGGTTATAACAAGTAACTGTGTTAATACTATAGCGCAACTACCAATCCTTCCATTGGACAAGAAGAATCCAGAAGACATTGATACAAAGTCTGTTGATCACATCTATGATGCCATCAGATATGGAATTATGAGTAGGCCGAGGAGCAGTTTGTTTGATTACAACCCTCTTACTACGTCACATGCTGGAATGCGTACCGCAGATCCAACATTCGGTTACTAAAGGAATATTATGGCGACTAAGCAAGCATTTATGGACGACAGAAATCTGTCATTGGACGACAGCAAAACTAAAGACGAGGACTCGTTCAGCGGTAATGGTTTAATTCAGTTCATCAACGAGCGTTATACCCGTTCCGAAGAGAGTCGCCGTTCTGATGAGACACGTTGGCTACGTGCCTATCGAAACTACCGTGGTTTGTACGGTCCAGATGTGCAGTTTACAGAGACTGAGAAGTCTCGTGTGTTCATTAAGGTGACAAAGACTAAGGTGCTTGCAGCATACGGTCAAATCACTGACGTATTGTTCTCCAATAATAAGTTTCCTCTGAGCATTGACCCATCCGTATTACCCGATGGTATTGTCGAAGCTGTTAGCTCTGATCCAAAGGGTACAGAACCTACCAAAATGAAGAATGAAATTCCTTTTGGTGAAGGCGCTGTCATTCCCGAAGGCTTTGACCTAGATAAGTTGGAAGAGATGTTGGGTGCTATGAAGGAAGACCTGAAAGACCTGCCCAATCTTAAAGAAGGTGAAGGCGCTACACCATCTTCTGTAACTTTCTACCCAGCTATGGTGGCTGCTAAGAAGATGGAGAAGAAAATCCACGATCAGCTGGAAGAGACAGGTGCAACTAAGCATCTTCGCTCCACAGCTTTTGAGATGGCACTGTTTGGTACAGGTGTGATGAAGGGTCCGTTCGCAACCAACAAGGAATATCCAAATTGGAAAGACGATGGTACATATGATCCATTGATTAAGACTGTGCCTGACGCATCATCTGTGTCTTTGTGGAACTTCTATTGGGACCCTGACGCAAACAACACAGAAGAATGCCAATATGTCATTGAGCGTCATAAGCTCAACCGCACACAACTGAGAGCTTTGAAGAAGCGTCCCTACTTTCGTGGCAATGTCATCGATCAAGTTATTGAGCAAGGTGAAACCTACGTTAAGAAGTATTGGGAAGATGACTTGAAAGACTATGCACCAAACTTTGGTGTTGAACGCTTTGAAGTATTGGAATACTGGGGTAATGTGGATATTGAGATGTTGCAAGACAACGACCTCATCATTCCTAAAGAGTTTGAGGACGCTGGTGAACTTCAAGCCAACATTTGGTTTTGTAACGGCAAGATTATTCGCCTTGTTCTCAATCCTTTTAAGCCATCAAAGATTCCGTATTATGCTGTCCCCTATGAACTGAACCCCTACTCACTTGCAGGTGTTGGTGTTGCCGAAAACATGGACGACACTCAAACCCTGATGAATGGTTTCATGCGCATGGCGGTGGATAATGCGGTTCTTTCTGGCAACCTCGTATTTGAAGTTGATGAAACCAACCTCACACCCGGTCAAGACATGTCTGTCTATCCCGGCAAAGTGTTCCGTAGACAAGGTGGCGCACCCGGTCAGGCTTTGTTTGGTACACAGTTTCCTAACGTGGCACAGCAAAACCTACAGCTCTTTGACAAGGCTCGTCAACTGGCTGATGAGTCAACTGGCTTGGCTTCTTTCTCACATGGTCAAACTGGTGTGTCAGGAGTTGGCAGGACTGCGTCAGGTATTAGCATGCTCATGAATGCTGCTAGCGGCTCTGCCAAAACTGTGATTAAAAACGTTGATGATTATTTGCTTGCACCAATGGGTAAGGCATTCTTCAACTTCAATATGCAGTTTGACTTTGACCCAGAGATCAGAGGCGACTTGGAAGTTAATGCTCGTGGTACAGAAAGCTTGATGGCTAATGAAGTGAGAAGCCAACGACTGATGCAATTCTTGCAGATTGTTGCCAACCCTGCACTCATGCCGTTTGCTAAGATGCCATATATTGTTAGAGAAATTGCTAAGAGTATGGATCTCGATCCAGACAAGGTGACTAACAATATGGATGAAGCAATGCGTCAAGCGTTGTTGCTACAGAAACAACAAGCCCCTGCAGAGGGTGCTGCTCCACAAGGCGTTGCTGGACCTCCCGGTGTTGCTGATATGAGTGGTGGTGGTGGTGGAAACATTGGTGTTGGTGCAGCTCCTGTACCGGGCGAACAAGGATTTAGTGGTAATGAACAACAACAAGCCGTTCCTCCCCAAGCTTAAACCGCTTACTGGTAATCAACTTCAATGGCAAGCATTCTGTGAAATGATTGACTCTGCCATTGAACTGGAACAACGTAAGCTTGAACAAGCTAGTGATTTGAAGGAAATCTTTCAAGCTCAAGGCGCAGTGATTAAGCTGCGTCAACTTAAGAAACTAAAGGACGAAGTCGATGCAAGTAAATAACGTATTAGCTGAAGGTGGTGTTATGCAAGAGGGTGGCACTCAAGATCCCGTTAGCGGTAATGCTGTACCTCCCGGTGCTATGCAAGAGGAAGTTAGGGACGACATTGATGCTAAGCTCAGTGAAGGTGAGTTTGTATTTCCAGCAGATGTAGTGCGCTACTTCGGTCTGCAAAAACTTATGGCCCTGCGTGACGAAGCAAAGATGGGGCTGAAGAAGATGGCTGAGATTGGTCAGATGGGTAATGCCGATGAGGTTGAGAACCCAGAAGCTCTTCATGGTACAGCTGCTCCAATGACACCTGCCCCTGAATCAAATACTTTTGAGTCTGAAGTGGATATGGCACTGTCTGAGTCTGGGCAGACTGAGCAAGCCTTTGCTGTTGGTGGCGTTGCTTCTTCGTCCAAGCCTGAGACATATGTCAATGATGCTGGTCAGAAAGTGTACATCCCACAAGTAGACGGTATTCCAATCGTCCCTATTCCTATGGGCTTTACGAAACAAGAAACTGTTGCTCAACCTATGCAAACTGTAGAAACTGTACAACAACCTGTACAAACTATGGCTAAGGGTGGCTTAGCTCGTAAGCGTAAGAAGTAATATATAATACAAATACCATAACCAGTGACGGGCTGGTTGGTACTTAATAACACCCGTCATCATTGGCTACCTCTCTCCCTGTATTGACAGCAACAGATAGCCCCAACTTAAATAGGTAAATATGACTGAAGTAGTTCTTGAACAGAAATCTCAGGTGGCAGCAGTGTCTTCATTTGGTAAGCGTAATGCTAATACAGAACGTATCGAACATGAAGAAGCTGAGTTGAAAAAACTCATTGATCAAAACAACGGCACTGAAAAGAAAGCCGATGACGATGGTGTTGATGATAGCAACTTAAGTGCTGAAGAAAAAACATTTAAGAAGCGTTACGGTGACTTGCGCCGTCATTCACAACAACAACAAACTCAGTTGCAATCTCAGATTGATGAGTTGCGCAGCCAACTGACACAAAGCACAGAGAAACAAATTAAGCTTCCAAAGAGTGAAGACGAGTTGAATGCATGGGCTGCTCAATATCCTGACGTGGCTAAGATTGTTGAAACCATTGCTCTGAAGAAGATTCGTGAAGAGAACCAAGAGTTTAAAGATCGAATGAAAACCTTGGATGAGCGTGAAATGCAAACTGCTCGTGACAAAGCTGAGGCTGATTTGCTGAGGATGCATCCCGACTTTGATAAGATCCGAGACACCGATGCGTTCCACGATTGGGTTGAAGATCAACCTAAGTGGGTACAGAGCGCCTTGTACGAAAATGACACAGACGCTAAAGCTGCAGCTCGTGCCATTGATCTGTACAAGTCTGACATGGGCAAGAGTAACAAACCTGTTACCACCTATGATCGTGACGTTGCACAGTCTGTTGGTACTCGCCGTGGTGCTTCATCACCTGCAAATGCCAATGAGGTTGGTGTAATCTACGAGAGTGCTGTCAATAAAATGACTTCACAACAGTACGAGAAGAACCAAGAAGCTATTCAAAAGGCTATTCAGTCTGGTAAATTTGTGTACGATATTAGTGGTAATGCACGATAATTGTTGACACATCGCAAAGTTATGCTATAACTTTATGCAGGATCGGGGTTTCTCGGTCCTGTTTTTACATGAGAACACTTCGCAAAGTCCACTCTCGTTTAATAAACTGTAACGCAAAACAATGAACTATCAGATTCACCTGACAGTTTGACAGCCCGACATATCTCTTTGGGCACTTAGAGATATAGACAACCTGCCATACTCAGCCTCTGTAGTAATGTTAGCGTATTTAATTATATGCCAATATATCTATAGGAGATTTTAAAATGGCTTTTCAATCAGCAGCCGGTTACGGCAACTTACCTAACGGTAATTTTTCCCCAGTAATTTATTCGAAGCAAGTACAACTTGCCTTCCGTAAAGCTTCTACTATCGAAGCTATCACCAACAACGACTATTTCGGCGAAATCGCTCAAATGGGCGACAGCGTGAAAATCATCAAAGAGCCAGAAGTTAGCGTTCAATCGTATGCTCGTGGTACACAAATCACAGCACAAGACTTGAATGACGAAGACTTCACCTTGGTCGTTGACCAAGCTAACTACTACGCTTTCAAAATTGACGACATCGAAGCCGCTCACTCTCATGTGAACTTCATGACTATGGCATCTGACCGTGCAGCTTATCGCTTGCGTGACCAGTATGACCAAGACGTGTTGGGCTATTTGACTGGCTTCCAACAATCTGCCAAGCATACCAATGCCGACACCGCTCGTACTACCGCTTCCGGTACTAAGGCTGTGACTGCTGCTGGCTCTGACGAATTGCTGTCTAGCATGAAGTTGAAAAAGGGTAGCTTCGGTAACATCACCACTGCTTCTGCTGGTGAGCACTCCATTCCATTGGCTCCACGTTTGCCCGGCGCTACTGCCATGCCTACCGATGTCGCATCTCCTTTGATGGTGATCGCTCGTATGGGTCGTCTGTTGGATCAACAATTCGTTGACACCCAAGGCCGTTGGTTGGTCGTGGACCCAGTGTTCTTGGAACTCTTGAAGGACGAAGACAGCCGTTTGTTGAATGGTGACTTCGGTGGTTCGGGCTTGCAAAACGGTTTGGTGTTGAACAACTTGCACGGCTTCCGTGTGTATGTGTCTAACAACTTGCCTAAGATTGGTACTGGTCCCGGCACTACTGGTACTGCTAACCAGAACACCAACTACGGTGTGATCGTTGGTGGTCAAGATTCTGCTGTGGCAACTGCTCAGCAAATCACCAAGACTGAAAGCTATCGTGACCCTGACAGCTTCGCTGACATCGTCCGTGG